AACACTCAGATGCGCATCAATATTTTTGGTGTCAGATGATTGTTGAGGTCTTAATCATGAGTTTAGTTATGATTAAAATTCCCCGTGCCTTATTCTCAGAATCCATGCATATGCATAGGAGACTGGGGAGTTATTATCGTATTTCCCAAGGTCTCTCCTCTAGAAGGAAGATTCCGTACAATTTCTTGCACAGTCCCTAAATCTTCTAATGGAAAATACCGAGGTGTATCAGATAAAGTAGGTAGTAAAAGAGGACGTATTGCCGGATCGGAATAATTACTTGCTAAGGTTCAACTATCTATCGTCAGTGTGACAATAGAAGGTAAGAACAATAGAAATAAGAATCCAAGCCCGAACAATAAAGGCCCCTTCCACCCCTTGTCTGTCACTTCTGTAAGAGGTAAATCGTCCTGAATAACCGGATAAAGGTCATTCACGTCACAATCCACATTAGCCAGAATAACAATTACGATCTCCACAGAAATCAAGAAAAGATTTCACTCTCTCTTCATCTTTGATCAAAGCGACGGTTTATTTTTCAATAAGTTTGGTGTAAAGAAATCCGATGTACCTAAGAACTTAGGAGGTTGAGGGATACAGGTTAGTGAAGTTATCAGACATTGATAAACAACGACGCCTCATTCCCTAAAATCACTAAGTCCCTGTGGAAAATAATCCACTCAGGTTCTCGAACTATCGTCACGCCAGACTTCTAAATATAATGTCTGATCTCATTCCTCACCTTCCACACTATCCACAGATCCAGCGTTTGTATTATTATCTAACGGCAATCCAGATATTATTCGATCAGCCTCTCAAAGAGGGGCAGACCAGAATTTCCATCTAGAAAATCATTGGATAGAATCATTAAATTCATTCTCTTCGTCCGACCGATGTTGAGGTGCTCTAAAATCTAGAGTTCCCAACATATCGTCAAGTTGTATAACCTCCTCAATCCGTACCCGTAGTATTTCCGTTACATACTCCGAATCCACATCAGTGATCTCTTCCCCCCATAAAGTGGAGAGAATCGATCTCTGATGAGAATAAGAATCAAATCCACCATCTTCCATGCTTTGAAACATGGACATAATGTCATTCATATCAAGTATAACTTCCTTTTGACTAGGGCCCTTAGACCGTGGAGGGACAACTGCTGCTACTGGAAAAATAGGCTCTTCACGCTCGCGAATTTCTGGACGGATAAACTCAGGCGCTACGTTCCCTCAAAGAGAACCTAGCATCCGGTTTCACCCGACAGGATTCGCTACTTCGTCTTGCCCTTGAGCTATCTGTGGTTCCGACTCCATCGAATTGTATATCGATAAAGCCTTTCTCAAAAATAACTCGTCACCGTCAAACGCTACAATTCCCGTATAAGTACGCGGATCCGCCCGATTAACTTCTTCAATTTCTTTCCGAAGTTTCTCGTAACGGACCTGTAGTTCCGTCCGGGTCACTGCAATGTTCTTCAGCACTAGATCCCACGTCTGTTCACTGAATGTAGATTGTAAAACTCCACCATTAATGGTAGAGCTCGACAATCAAGTGAACCACGTAGTATCATCTTTCGCTCAGCTGCCTAGTGGTTTCGTTGCTCAGATTCAAGGTATTTTAAGTCTATTAGGAAGGTCCCAGTAAATGGAATCCCCCCTAGATAAGACCTTATACCCTATGCCGTAGAAACGACACAGTTGTTGTCACGTTACCTTATACTTACGTATAAGTTCGACCGACAACCTGATACTGATAAGCATCGACACTAGTTCCTTTAAACTGACCTGATCATTACGCTCTGGAGCTCAGAATTTCTTCGCAAACTCCATTACAATCTTGTTTCGGCTAACAAGAGATTTAGCCAGTCCCGCTCCGACACCAATCGTATCCAGAATACCCAGATACGACTTGGCAACTCTTCTATCTCCAATGATAACATCATCACCAAGAACAGCATATCGGCTGAATCAGTGATAACGTTGCCCTCTCTCCTTCTGAATCATATCATAAGCGAATTGAATTATCGCATGATGAGTTAGTGCTAATGAGGCTCATGAGGATAAGGCTCCCATAGGTTGCCCTACCGCATAAGTCACGAATTCTTCGTGTTTAACCTTCTGTTTACTATCTGATCCTTTAATAACCTTAATACCTGAACTCGGGAGAATCACCCTTGGAGCCTTAATGACTTCATGAGTGGTTCACCGTAGTACGTACTGACGACCGACTAACAAATCTGCTCACAGTGTCGCCAACTTTAGCGATACATCCTTTCAAAAGCCGAAGCCAAAGATCGAATATACCCCTGCAATCACCGACTTCTGCAAACGGACTGGTAAACGATCCGTTGCCGCTGATAGATCAATCGAATATACTCAAACCGGTAAGTTGTTTAACTTACGACGTAAGAGGTAATCTTTCAATTTTTCAGCAGGTTTAGGTTGATCAAAGGTTCCATCCTCCTCGACATGTGGGAGGATCTGGAATATAAGATCGTGTAGAGGCTTCAATACTCATTGTGTTCATGCATCTACCATAGCAAAAATCCTCATCTTTCCCGCCGCTTCTTCCTTAACTGCTAGTTTTCCTAATACAAATCCCTTCGGTGTGTAGGGAGTTGACTGAAATAGTTCCGTTCCAGCCCACTGTAGCCTGTTTATCAATGAACGTCCTGATATAATATCAAGATATTCATATAAAGTACGGAACAGAGGATTGGACAACCATAACTTTGCCGAACATGCTAGAGCAACCAAGGATGATGACCCAAAAGATTCTAACGGTTTCCCGTTTTCATCAAGCAGATCCTCATACCCTGATAGTACTCGAACAGTTGTAGTAGGTCCACTTTTCATTATCGGAAACGGTATAGGGAGTGGGTATTTTCTTTGCATATCTTTAAGGACCGCACCGGGGAGGTGGGCTCTTAAAGCAGGGAAAAATTCCTTTTCTACAAACATATCTCAGCCTAACAACCAATCACCAGGTATATCAACCCCTGGGTCGGTAATAGTACTAAGATTTACTTGGCCTGTGTATTTCAATATCCGGTAAATACCGAATAAAGAAAGTCACAAACGAATTGCATGTGCATCACCTTGCCTCAATAATAATCTTTGATATGTAGGAATGACTGTAGGAAAGCCTGTACGGCTTCGTCTAACCCTTCTTTTAAGGGGGCCTAAGTCATCTACCCTATACCCTCCGCAAGCCTGCTGTACAAGGACCTGACATACCTTAAGGTGTATCACGGTACCTTTTATACCCTGCTTGTTACAGAGGTTTATAACTCAAAAAGCAAAAGTTGTTATTAATTTTACATCGCTCGCTGTTCTGTGGACACGGAGTACATCCACTATCTTCAAAAGATAACGGATAACTCCACGTCCCTTGTTTCCAAGGAACAAACCATTGATAGCCTTCAGTTTCTCATCTATTAAGATACCAAAAGTACGCGTCACCTGAGATCGTAAAGATCTAGGGAAAGTTGTATTTATGTTAACGAAAATATATTGAAACCGACTAAGGTTACTTTGGTGCTCCAAGTCCTCTACTTCACGTATCCCAATCGCTACTTATGCCCGCAACCACGCTACTCTTAAACTCTATTACTAAAGCCTCGACTACTTGCCTTTTGAGCAAGATCGGAATAGCACTCATCCACTACCATTTATAGTAGGGACTACCGGCCCAAGTGGCAAGCTCTTATTGTTCCTCGCTTATAAGATTGTTGGTAAGATAATAGTTACTAGTTGTAGAGGAAATCTCATCCTCTACTCTAAAGTTAGCATTATCAAGTCTAACCCACCTTATCACTATTAACCAGTCCAAAGCACTTAGCCACATGAAAGGTCTAAACGCTAATTATGTAACATTACAAAGGGGCGGGGTGTTAACCCTCCCTTGCAATTAAAGGATCCGATCCTTATTGTCTTCCCATAACTTTGCATCGTTCCTTCCATGTGGTTCCAAAGACTATCAACCCCGCTTTCCTCTCTCGAGGGGCGTAGGCTCCCGTTAAAAGGAGCTAAGTTGATAGCTGCGGAAAATCAAGAGATTGCGAGGATATTGTCCTCCCCACCTCCCTTAATACCGCCTACCGCTCTCGTCCGACCACCTAATCGTGGCCATTCAAGGCAATAATAACTACACACTCGGATTCAGGTTTTACCCTGATCGTTCAGTCGATGCGCGCAACTGAAAGCTATAATAGGCCCAATCCATTCGTGGAGAGGGATCGAACC